ATCCGCACCTCGGCACCCACTGCAACATCCCGCTGCTCAGGTCTCACATCGATATCATGTCCAAGACCGAGGGCATGATGGTGGTGAATATAGGGGACACCGCCGACAACTGGGGCCGGCTGGTTCACCTGTACGCCGAGGACGATATCAGCAGGCCGACCGAGCGGAAGCTGGCGCGGTGGTTCCTGAAGGACGCAGGCATCCCGTGGATAGTGTGGCTGCACGGCAACCACGACACCATGCATAGCGAGTTCTCCACGTTCCTCAAATCAGAGAACGTGGCGCAGATACCGATGATCGACTGGCGCGCCAAGTTCAAGCTGAGGTTCCCCAACGGCGGTGAGGTAAAGGTAGACGCCGCCCATAACCACAAGGGCAGCTCGATCTACAATCGCCTGCAGGGGCAGAAGCGCGCAGCCCTGTGGGACGAGGACGCCGACATCTACGTCGCCGGCCACCACCACACATGGGCGCTGAGCCACGAGGAGCTGGACGACGGCCGCGTCGTCTGGATGGGGAGGGCGCGTGGCTACAAGTGGATCGACGAGTTCGCTACCCGGCACAACTTTCACCGCGACGAGCACGGTGCCACCATCCTGTTCGTGATCGACCCCGGGGAGGAGAACGCCGTCAGGAGGATCAGCGCGTTCGCCGATCTGGAGGAGGGCGCAGACTTCCTGACGTGGAAAAGAAAAAGGGCAGCCCGCTAAGGGCTGCCCAGTTGCCGGTTCGGAGAGGAGGCTCCGCGCACCCGGTCGCGCTAAACCAGCTTCGTTATACACTCAGGACCGAAGCCGCTGTCAATGCTCTCCGGCCGGGTCAGGGCGCGACCGCAGCGGCCGCACTTACCTTCGTGCCGGATCTCCAGCGCCTCGGGGATCTTGCCCTCGAAGAGCTGGTTGAGGGTCCAGTCCATTGCGCGGAACGACGGCGCTTCCGGGTGGCCCTTCTTGCCGCCGACAAGGCGGAACGAATTGTCCGGGCGGATGAAGCCGAGGAACATCCAGTCGCCGTTCCAATCGTTGTTGGGGCCGGCAAGAACCTTGACGAACAGGATGCTGCGGTCGGTCTCGCCGGTCTCGCGGTTCTTGGGGGCGTCCACCTTGAAGGTGAACGACTTGCCGCTGACCTTGCTGGTCAGCGTGAAGCGGGCCTTGCCGGCGAGGATGAAGTCGATGGCGGTGTTGGCTTCGGTGAACATCTGAAGGGCTCCTTGGTTGGTTGGTGCCCCCAGTATATGGGGGATTGTCAGTCAATGACAACCCCCCATCTGAATTATTTTTGCAGGGTCTCCGCAAACGCCCTCAGCTCCTCGACCTTGTCGGCCGGAACCCAGACCGGAACCCGCTTAAAGCCAGCCTCGATCTTGCGCTTCTCGTATTCCTTCTGCCTCTCGGCTGCCGATTTAGCCATCGTGCTTTCTCCTGTCTTCCTCGTCTAGCGCCATGACAATCGTGCGCGCATAGCCGGCGATATCTATGGCGCTGTCGAGATGGCCCGGCGTAGCGATCAGCCGCGCCATCTTGATTGCTATCAACGTGAGGGCGCAGCGCACCGCAGGGTGCGGGCACTCAGCCACCACGTCCATGATGGCCTGCCCCCTCGAAAAGTTATCGAGGGGGTGGCCGTAGTTTACCTCGCGCCGCTGCGTTACGTCGGCGCAAGCCGCGTCGAACTCGTCGGTGCGGGTCATCGAAACAGACCAAGCTGCTCGGGGTTGGCCTTCAGCCACGCCTCTCGGCTCAACAGGCCTCCCTGCCCGGGGGTAGCGCAGCGAACGGCGACGTCGATCCGGCTTTCCGCGCTGTTTCTTGGCCAGCTCTCGGCCATGATTTCGTAGATAGTGCGGTTGATAGCTTTGAGGCTGGCCTCGATATCGATGCCGCCGCTCTTTTGGTGGACAAGGCAGCTTTCGCTGTGGCTGAGGCGGTGTTTGTGTCGAACAGCCGCCGGCTTTCTCACCGTCAATTTCGCCATGGCCATTTCTACATACAACTTGCGGAGCTGTCGCTCCATGAGGTCAACCCGCTCCGCCAATTCCTGCAGGTCTCGTTTAATCTGTGCGTTGAACATGTTGGTCTCCTCTAACCTAGCCTGCCCCAGTGATCACCAACGCCTCCCTCAACCAGTCTGTCCGTCGGGGCTCCGGGGAACAGGTCGAGGTAACCGGCGGTCATATCCTCCTGCATAAGCCGGAGGCATTCCTGCGCGTCTGAGGCCGCAGCCTCGTCGATCAACGCGTCGTGGATCGTGGAAAGTATCAGTGTCTGCCGCTGCTGTCTAGCCTGACGCTGCGTGTCCAGCGTCTGCTTGTGGCGGGAGATGGCGCGGGCCATGACCGACAGGGCGGCGCGCTGCACCGGATAGTTCGCGCACTTCGGCAGGTCAGGGTTCTTGCCCATGTAGATGGTGCCGCCGTCGACGCACCGAATGTATCGCGTCTTGGCGGCCTGCTCCGTCATCACGTTGCGGTAATCGAACGCGTTGCTGTAACGCTCGGACCAGAAGTCGATGTACTTCTGCGCCTTGGTGCTCGATGTCCGCATCGTGACGGACAGGCCGCCGGCACCGGACCCGTAGATGATGCCGAAGCTGACGGCCTTGGCTGCGGTGCGCGCTGCCTTGCCCTCCGGCGTCGACTTGTCGATGGTGTGGCCGGCAATGACGGACGCCACCTCGGCGTGCACGTCGCCGTGCACAACGTCGTGCAGGAGCTGCTCGTCCTCCGACAGCAGGGCAAGGACGCGCAGCTCGATGCCGCTGTAGTCCAAGCTGACCAGCTTCTTGCCGGGTGGCGCGATGAACGAGGACCGCACGCTGGTGCGCTCGCCGAGCAGGTCGAGGTCGCGCGGGATCTGCTGCAGGTTCGGGCCCGTCGACGAAAACCGGCAAGTCTTCGCCGCTCCGATGTTAAACCGGCAGCGCACCCGGTTGTCGTCGTGCATCTGCGCCTTGTCGGCCAGCGTGTCGCCGAAGCTGCTGAGGTACTTCGACATCTTCTTGTAGTCGCGCAGGGCGTCGACCAGCGTCGTGATCGGGTTCTCCCCGAGGTGCGCGTAGAAGTGCGCGCCGACCTTCGACAGCGTGCTGCCGGTCATGGACAGCGTGCCGGTCTTCTCGGTGCGTGGCCACTTCGACAGGATGTTGTCGGGCATCTCGCGGGCAAAGAAGTCGCCCCACTGCATGTCGCTCTGGATGTTCGCCACCTCGCTGTCGGGCACCACCTTACGGATCAGGCCGACCTTGCTGTCGGCCATCTCTGCCCAGTGCTTGGCGAGCTGGCGGTGCCGGCGGATATCGATCAGCATTCCGCTGTCCTCCATCTCGATCACCGCCGGCACCATACCGTCGAGCAGCTCCCAAGCCCGCAGGTGCCGCTCGTCGGATTGCTTCATCCAATGCTGGAACAGATCCCATGTGTCGACCGCGTCCTTGAATGCGTAGTCGAGCTGGGATTGTGTCAGCTCTGACGCAGCCCAGTTGCTGGTCTGCTCCGTCTTGTCCATCTCCCGGTTCAGATCCCACGCCACAACCTGCTTCAGACTGTAGCGGCCGCCGCCGAGGATGGCGCGGCGCAGGAACCCGACATCCCGGCAGCGGGTTTCCGGGTAGCCGGCGGCAATGAACCACCGCAGCTCGAACCCGCTGTTGAATACGATCCACTCCCCCCGGCTGAACATGCCCGCGCAGGCCTCAAATCCGCCCCGTAGAGCGTCGAAGTCCACGACGGCACCCCGGGTACCATTGAACAGGCTGACGAGCCTCACACGGCCATCCTCGGGCCGCAGAGAGGTGGTCTCGAAGTCGAGCGAGCAGAAGCCGTCGCCGATGGCATCGACATACTGCTGCAGCTCTTCGGTATCTGTGATCAGGCTGTGCATGGTTTTCCGTAACCTTTGCGTAACAGGGCAGCCGCCGCCCGTCCCGTAACAGGCGGCGGCCTCCCCCCTACTTCAACTTCTTGGGCTGCTTGCCCGCGAGCAGGTCATCGAGGCTGCCGCCGGCGAAGAACGCCTGCGCCGCCTCACGGGTAACCCACGCCACAATCGGGAACGTGGGCTTCCAGTTCGTGTGGTCGTTGGCGGTGAAGCTCTCCGACGAGAACTTGATCACCGGCACCGACGGCTGCCCCCGCTTCACCTGAGCGGAGACCTCGGCCAGCACGCCCTCGATAGAGTTGCGAGCACCGGCTGCGTTGGACGAGAACTTGTAGTTCCCGGCGCTGCCGTCGAGCGCAACGCAGCCGAAGCCGCGCAGTGGCTTCCACCCGTCGCCCTCCTTGTAGGGGCCGTGGTCCTCAAGGTGCTCGGCCGGGATCGTAGCCGCCTTGTTCAGGTACGGCCACTCCTCGCGGCCGACTACCTTGCCGCCCTTCCAGCAGATCCACCCCTTGGTCGCCGAGATCGGCTCCAGCAGGAACAGCGCCTCGGGGTCGATGGGGTCTCGGTCCTTGCCGACGCGGTACTGGTTCATCTTCCCGGAGAAGTCGATGAACGTGATGCCGCCACCCTGCGAGTAGCCCTCCTCTTCTTGGCTAGCGTCGATGGCAGCGGCCATGGTCTCCTCGTCGAACGCGGGGAGGTTGGCGTCTTTGATAAAGGCAGTAAGTGCGTTAGTCATATCGGTCACCTCAGTTGACACGTTTCACAGATAGGCGCTCCACGGGAGCTCCCGGTTTCTCGAACGGGGTCAGATCGATCCCCGCCGCCGCGACAGCCTTACGATCAAGGCTGGCACGTCCCTTGGTCAGCGACATCGAGACCTCGATGTTGCCGACAATCATGTGCCCTGCTGTCTGCAGGACGGATTTCATATCTTCCTTCAGGCTGTCCTTCTCCGCCTTGATGGCGGCCTCGGTATCCTGAAGGTCGGCGTAGCGCAGCACGGCTGCGTCGAACCCGGCGGGGCGACCCTGCGGGCGCGGCGTCCTGCTGTCCTCAGCCGCGACACCGCACAGGGCGGTGAACGGGCAGTACTTGCACTCGCCGGTGCGCTTGCCCTCGCGGTCGAGGACGGTGTCGGTCACCGCAGAGAACACTCGCTTGGCCTTCTTGGCGTAGACATCGAGGATGCGGTCGTCCGCGTCGATGACGAACTCAAACATACGGTTGAAGTTCGAGGCGTCGACATACAGCAGGTAACCCTGCTTCAGGCTGTAGCACCGCTGCTGATTTAGCAGCGCCATGGCGATGCGGATTTGGGTAATGTGCGCCGGCTTCGGCAGACGCCCGGTGTTTGTTCTCGGGTCTATGGACTTGACTTCGAGGCCCAACCAATCCCCGTCGCCAAACCGTATGACCCCATCGGGTGTCGCCGAGAGCCGGCGCTTCTCGTCCTGTAGGCTGACCTGACCAGCACCTACAAGGTCGAGAGACACGTCGTTCAGAATGGACAGACTGTCGATGATGTACGCCTCGACCGCGTGACCGCGACGAGCGTAACCCCAGTCCTGCTCGGCCGCCTCACCCGGACGATGCTTCGCGTACCATATGCTGCGAATGCAGGCGTCGGCCTCCGAGCTGTTGAGGTAGGTAGTCCGGTCAAAGCCCCAGTCCCTGCGGGCCTCTTTGATATCTGCTCCACGCAGAACTGCGTCACGTACACTCATCTCATTCCTCCTTCATCGCGCACCAGACGCCGCCGCACTCGCGGTAATCGACGGCGTCCAGCCTGAGCTGGTGCTCCCACGTCAGCAGGAGCGCAAAAACAATCAAGAAAACGAATATGGCCTGATTAAGCATGCTCGACCTCCATCGCCACGGCGTGGGCACGGCGCTTCGCGGAGGCGATGCGGGCCACGGCCTGAGACAGCTTGTCGTCGGACTGCAAGATGTCGACGTGGACATGCTGCGTCTGGCCGATGCGGTGCAGGCGGGCGTAGAACTGATCCATGATCGCCGGGCTCCAGTCCTCCTCGACGACGACGATGCGGTTGCCGCCGTGCTGCAGGTTGAGGGACACGCCCATGGCGGCGATCTGGCCGACCAGCACGTCCAGCTCGCCGGAGTTAAAGGCGCGCTGCAGCTCGTCCTTGCGGGCGCTGCTGGTGCGGCCGTCGAGGGCAGCGACCCGCAGGTCCGACAGCTCGGAGACCAGCGCGTCGATGACGCCGGTGTGCCAAGCGCCGACGAGGATGGCACCGGCACCGCTGGCCACGCGGTCGCGGATCTCGGCGGCAGCTTCGCGCACCTTGGCCTCGCCGATCTTGCGGCGGGCAGTGGCGATGTGCTCGTCGTTCGCGGCGACGGCCTGATCGATCTGGGCCTGCGTCTTGAAGCCGTCGAGGATCTCGCGCAGCTCCTCGTCCATCGACAGGCCGATGTCGAGGCGGTTAACAGTGAGCGGGGGCATCGCGGCCCAGACCTCGGCCAGCTCGCGGCGGACGGCGAGGCCGCCGTCGAACAGCCAGCCGTTCAGTTCGTCGGTGTTGCGGCTGCCGACCGTCATCTTGGTGGGGAACCGCGCGCCGGGGAACTTTCGCTGCTGCACAACGGTGTAGCGCAGATTGAACCGGTCGATGTGCGTGCCGCCGCAGCGACGGCGCAGGCCGTCCAGATCGGCGCGGCACAGGAACGGATACAGGTCGTCGTTCCAGCGGGTGATAGGCGTGCCGGTCAGGACCCAGCAGTGCGCCACTGAGCTGGCGAGGCCGCCGCTGCCGAGGATGGCCTTGGTCCGCTTGGCCTTCACCGACTTGCAGGCGTGCGCCTCGTCAAGGATCAGGGCGCGGGCCTTGAGCTGGGACAGCTCGGCGGCACGCTTGGTCGCGATCTCGTAGGACATGACCAGCGCCGAGGCGGAGCCGTCGATCTTGGTCTTGCCGGTCTTGACGAGCTGCGCCTTGTCGCCGAGGAAGAAGGCCTCGAACTCCGAGGCCCACATCCGCAGGCTGATCGGCGGGCCGACGATGATGACCTGATCGGTCACGAGGCCGCGCACCAGCCGAAATGCTTCGAGGGCGGTAAGGGTCTTGCCGGAGCCCATGCCGGAGAAGTTGCCGGCGAAGGCCTTGGCGGCGAGGAACTTGGCGTCCTCGATCTGGTGGGGGAGTAGCTGCTTCTTTGTCATATCATCACCTCAAATCACGTTGTGTCAGTTTATACGCCAGGGCTGTCGTCAGTGTCAAGCGGGGCGTATTCGCCGAGCAGCTCCATCGCCTTGCAGGGGTAAACGCCGTGCTCGATCAAAAAGTCGTAGGCCTGCCGCCGGGTCAGATGCCCGGCGGCGATGTTGTACTTCAGCAGGTTGGGGTAGAGCAGTTCCATTATTCCCAGCCCTCCTCGACCATGCGCTCGGCGGTGTTGATGTAGTCGGCGATCAGGCCGTCGATGTCGTCGCGGCACAGGCCCGGGTCGACGATGCAGTCGCAGAACGCGCGGACTTCGGTCTCGGCTGCCTGATGGTTGAGGCGGCCGCCGGCGATGGCGATGGCGTCGCGGATGGTCCGCACGACCGGCGCGTGGAAGTGACCGCGCGGCATTTCGTAAATCGTGCGAGCCAGCTTAGAGATGGTGATCATCAGGTCGATGTCGTCGTCCTGCGCGGCGGTCGGGCGCTCGAAGGTGTTGGTGTAGTAGGTCATGTCGGTCTCCTTGGTTGGGGGTCAGTGACTGTTATATGGGATGTCAGACGCTGATGTCAATAGAGGCTGCGCGCTTTTTGTGTGGCGACCGCGATGTGGACGCCGAGGTACCGCCAGCGGGGGTCGCTGGCGGGCTTCTTGCGGAAGAGGCTGAGGATCTTGCGGATCGCGGAAGTTGAGGGATCTCGGCGAAGGAAATCGGGGATGGTCGGAAGGTCGTTCATGGATGGTCTCCTTGTGCCGGGGCCGAAGCCCCCGGCTGGTTGGATTAGTATGTGAAGCAGAGGTCGAAGGAATAATACGGCTCGGTGTACCAATGCGGCAGATTGTGGGCCGTGAAGCTGGTTCCGACGGCCCATTGGTACGGGCCGCTTTCCCAGCAGACGCGCCAGTTACGCCCATACCCTGCGTTGGCACTTTGCTCCGGCGTCTGGATGAATATCTCGATGTCGGGGTTCATTCCCATATCGCGGCACACCTCCCGCAACGCCTTGTGGAACGCCTTGGCGGCAGAGGCCTTGGATTTGTACTTGGTCGGGTCGTAGTTGAGCGAGATGGGGCCGTATTCGGTGTGTAGGTCAGTCATGGTCAGGCTCCTTGGTTGGTATTGCCCCCAGTATATTAGCACTCCAATCAGGATTGCAAGTACCTCACAAAAAATTTTTTAGGGGGTTGTCATTGACTGACGAAGCCCCATATAATGGGGGCAACACCAACCAAGGAGATCGACCATGCTTTATCCTCCCGAGTTCACCCAGAAGGTCCGCCGCATGACCGCCGACGAGCGCACCGCCGCCGTCAAGGACGTGAAGGAGACGATGAAGCTCCACGATCCGAGCACGATCTACTACGCCAAGCTGATGGCGGAATATGACTGCCTGATCGACGCGATGGCGCGCGATTGCGTCAAGGAGTACCGCAGGCGGTACGGTCAGTAGGCTGAGTAGAGGCCGCCGAAGATGTCGTGCCCCTTGCAATCAGAGCAGAGCCACTGGTTCTTGGGGCGCGGCGTCTTGCTGCGGCAGCGGAGGCACGGCTTGACCCATGTCCCTTTATTGCGGTGCAGCGACTTGCGCTCCACAGCCCGCACCTCGCGCCCTCTCAGGTACTTGTCCGACATGCCGCCTCCGGTGTACACATAAATTTAGCCCGGCACGAGGCCGGGCTAGATTTCCATGGGCGGCGGTCCCAAAACCGCCGACTATCGCAGGGCAACCAAGGAGACCATTATGCCCCCGACCAATGATTTATACGACAATCAGTCGCCGCTAATCAAGGCGGCGCTTGACGTTGCGGCCGCCGGCCTGCCTGTTTTTCCAACGTGCGACAAGGTGCCGGCGTGGTCTAACGCCGAGCTTGGCG